GGTAATTTAAGATGGGTTACGCATATAGAAAATAATCAATCGGTTAATAAAACTGTTAATATCGGTTGTGTTAGTAAAAGAAAATATTCATTTCAAGCACAACTTAAAATTTACGGTATTGCATATCAATTCTGTAATGTAAATGAAGATAAATGTTGGGACTGGTTAAACGCTCGCAGACTTGAACTTGAAAATGGTGTTGAATTAACAGATTTAGATATTAAACAAAATAGAAAGCGAGGGACAGGCAGTATAAAAACAACACCAGGTGGAAGATTTCAGGCGAAAATAAGTAAAAATAACATTATTTACACTAAAACTTTTGATACTAATGAAGATGCCGAAAAATGGCTTGAAGGTTTTATGTAAGGTTCTTATGGATTGTTAATAATATTATTTTATTTTATATTATCTGTAAGATTATAGATAAGATAAGAATATTGAATTAGATTAACTTGTTAATATCGTTTGAGAATTGTTGGAAATCAATTTCAGGAAACATTACATGTCCTTCCCAAAAATATCTACAAAAGGCATACTGAAATTTAAAATCATCTTTATAATGGTCTGGGTAATTTTTAATCAGGAAACTACTGATTTTAGTATTTGGAATTAGATTAAGACTGTTTCGAGGTAATACATATGCAAGCAGCATATGTGGATGGATAATACTTTTATCTACTGGAATAACTAATTCACTATTGAAGTATGGAATATTTTTATAAAGGTCCTCAAGAAGAGGAGGATAATGGTATTGGTATGAATGTTTCCAACTAACACAATCACGAGAATAATAATAGAATGTCCATTGCAGGGTCTGTAGATAATTATTACATACCGATGCTAATGCGTTAGTATCTGTATCAATATCAATATGGAATAGTGAATGATAATAACGATATTGCCAGTGTTTTTCGTATGGGTTAATAAACTGTTCGATATTTCTTTCCCATGAAGGTGTGGTATTGAATTTCAATTCCTTTTCTTCATCGGTAGTTTCTGGATAGAATTTCTTGGATAGTCTATCTCTAATTTTGTAATTTTCTTTAATAAATTGATGCTCGTTGTTGGCTAATTTGAATATATATTTCTTGAAATTAACCCAATTGATTTCACCGTCCTTGATAATATTTTGAGATACACCGAAAATCTCCCTGTATAAATCAAGGAGAATAGTAATACCATTATTACGAAGATTAATGGCTGGAAAATGCTCGTTAAAGTCGTTGCCGAGCAAGAAGCAAATAAGAATATAATCCGAAATCTTATTATAATATGCTTCAATACTTTGTTTCTCGGCATCAAATGTTTTGTCGGTAAGTAAATAATAGATTTGGTCCGCCAGATGATTAATATCAATAAAATACTCTTTCGATGGGTCAAGAGTAGAATCAAGTGACGAGATGAAATGTGGTGTTTCACGGTAAAGGTAAATAGAATTTGTATATTTTTTATGATTAAGCGACAACATAATAAGGTCCGAATCCATACCATAAATGACAGTGTTATCGTCTTTGTGGTTGTTATTTCTAACGAATTCAAATAATTTATGTTCGCCTTCACCAGGAATGTCTGTAAGAGATAAGATAAGGTTATTAGATTTGTATTTATCACCGAAATGATTTTTAAGAGTATCATTTAATTTATTCATAAATTCAGTTCCAGGCGTAATAGCCGTAGTGTCCCATGGAACATTTTTGCTGAATAGTGTGGATTGGTATGAAGTTTTGTATCGCCTATTCTTTTGCTGGTTTAATTTGGCGAACGGAGGAACACCATCAAATGCGAGAATAATATTTTTAGTAGGCTTGATGGTTGCGATTATAAGTTCTATTTTATCAATTACAGTTTGAATAATATGATTTTCAAATTGGGTTTTGTTTTGAAATAGAGAGAAGTCAATAGCATCGTATATAATAGAATTGCTGTCGAGATATAGATTTTGGATATTACCTATGGACGACAAATCAATAACGATTTTTTTATGAGTTCTAATAAGGTTAGCGAAATAATAAGGAATACCCATTAGTTTTTCTTGAATGTAATAATATGATATTACTGTTATCTTTAATCAATTTTATAATATTTATTTATTATAATAAATAAAATATGCCAGACACACCTGATAGTATCAGACCAACGAGAAAAGCGGCAGCAATAACATTTACCTTGACTAATTTATTTACATACACAACATTAATGTCTCCATTTTTTTTGACTTTTTTTATGGTTATGTTGTCTATCGTAAATAATACTATAGTAAAGGGATTACTATTTTTAGTGGGTTTAGCCATAGTATCTTTTTTAGTATATTTACTAAAAACAATTTTACAAGAAAAACAGAGTGCTTTAGCGAGCCCGCTGTGTAATATTTTACCTATGCCCTTTACGGTAAGAGGGAACATCGCAGGCGAAAGGACCGTATTTAGTTCGCCGATATTAAGTCCAGCGCTACTGGGTTATATTTCTTCGTACTTGATTTTCCCCATGTACATAAATAATGATGTAAATCACCCACTATTAGTATTTTTATTGGCTATGTTTGGTTCAAACTCTATGGTAGAATATTCGAATAAATGTGGTTCGGTAGGTAGTATAGTATTAGGTGGTATATTAGGCATTGCGTTTGGTATAATGTATTACGGATTATTAGTAAGTAGTGGTCATAAAGATTTAGCGTATTTTTCGGAGATAAAAAGCAACGCTCAAGGGTGTAAAAAACCCACCGACCAAAAATTCAAATGCGTAACATACAAGCGTGGTGAGAGACCAGTATGGTAAATTGATGATATGGCTCTCTTTTTTGGTATAAAAAATATTAATTGTGATAATATTTTTTATGTGTAAATTAATCAAAAACTTGCGATAATTTTATCTAAAGCAGATCTGATTTTCGGTAGATTGTTGCGTCGGTGAAAAGAAGCACTCATTAATTGGGGGATATTAACATTAGATGAATATATTTTAAAGAAGTTATTGTATATTGCGTTGATATTCGCTTTGGAATATTTTTCATCAAGTTCGGTGAGTAGATAACCAGGTTTGCCGAGTTTAGCATTGACCTGATTATGAAAATTAAATAATAATAATTTGAATTCTTCTTTGGTTTTTATATTATTAAAATTAACTTTTTCCAGTTTTATAATAGCATCACTTGAACATTCAGGACAAGGTAAATTACCCGATACTGTTTTGATTACATAAATGAGGTCGGGTTTGATCGATAAAAACTCGGTTTCTTTAATATTATGAGCCAAACTATGAAATAGGTACCAGGTCGCATTACCCCATACGCTTTTATCAAACGCCATTTTAATAGTATAATTATATATATAAATTATACTAAAAATACCAAATGTAAATAATATAAAAGATAATTGGGGTATATATTTAATGGACGAAGTTACTAAATGTAACACTATGTTATTTAAACAATTGATGGAGGAAGACGATGATGCTGTAGTATGTGAAACAGTATCACCAGAACAAAAGGTCTGTCTAATTACTAACGAACAATTGGAGGTCAATTCCATAAAACTGCGATGTAATCACGAATTTAATTACCTCCCACTCTATAATGAGGTAGTATATCAAAAAACAAAAAAATTACAAGATAATTCTCTGTTGAAAATTAATCAGATAAAGTGTCCATATTGTAGAAATGTCGGCGAAGTGCTCTTGCCGTGTTATAAATATTATTCGGTTAAGTCTGTGCGAGGTGTCACTTACCCCGAAGAGCACTCTATGAAGTTTCACGAATGCCAACATATAAATGTAAAAGACGGCAAAAAATGCAGTGGTTCAGCGTGTATAACACCAGACGGTTTATTTTGTAATAAACACATTAAGGCAACAAAAAAAGAGACTGAAATTTTGGCGAATGAACCAAGCACAACAATTGCTATGTATAATAAACTCAAGATAAATGAACTGAAAGCATTATTAAAGTTAAATAATTGTAAAGTTGGCGGGAAGAAGGAGGAGTTAGTTAATAGAATTATTGTGAATAAATCAAATAAAGACTGGGTAAATAAATAACATATAAAAGTAATATATAAACTAATTAGTATATAAATTAGTAATGGCTGATTCAAAAGAGGTATTAATAAACAATATAAAAGAGTGGATTCAAATAACAAATAAAATGAATGAACTACAAAAGACAGTAAAGGATTTGCGGACAAAGAAAAAAAACTTATCCGCATCTTTGATAAATATAATGGAAAGTAATGAAATTGATGGTATAGATATTAATAATGGTAAGTTGGTTTATAAAACAACGAAGGTAAAAGCACCGATAAACAAAGATTATTTATTGACGATGCTGGACAGTTATTTCAAAAAAAATCCAGAAATAGATATTCAAGATGTAGGTAATTATATACTTGAAAACCGACCGATAAAAGAAACACCAACACTATCGATAAAACAAAATAAATAGAACTATGATTAATTATAATTTATAATTGTATAATATACAAATATGAATAATTTATTCATCTCAATATCAGGTATAATTTTTGTAACTTCTTTGTTAGGGTTGATAGGAAAGTTCTTTGATATATCTCCACATTATTATGTTCCGTTTATGGTATGGTTTATAGCACTATTCGTGTTTAATATTTTTTTAGAAAAGAAACATGTTAATGTTTTTATGGGTGAAGTAAAATGATACTCGTATCAACCAATATTTAATGAAATTATTATTTAATGAAATTATTATTTAATGAAATTATTATTTAATGAAATTATTATTTAATGAAATTATTATTTAAAATTTAAATAATAATTTAATCATATGGATAATTATGATATATATATTGTTGGTGGTGGATTAGTCGGCTTAATATTATTAAAAGAATTGAAAAAATGAAGAAAAACGTATGCTTGATAGAGAGTAATTTGGAAGAATTAAATCAGGGATATATATCAAAAGATTCCCACGCACATCCATCATTAACCTTAATCGCATTAATGTATAAATTTATGGAAATTCATTACAACGACTAAATAATTATAAATATAATGTATTAGTAATTAAATACAATTTACTATCTTATATAATTACGCTATGGTTCATAAGGTGGCTGCCTTGATTTTAGCAACGAGTAAGAATAGGGACACTTGGTGTATGATGAATGATACGTATCTATATAATTTAACCCTGAAAACTTTCTTACTTACACACGATAAAGAACACAGTTATGTTTTTTATATTGGTATTGATAAGGGCGATAGATTATTTGATAATGAAGTTCAACAGAGAGAAATTACACGATTTTCAAAAGTATATAAAAATATTGAGTTCAAATTCATTACGATGGAAAATATTGCGAAGGGTCACGTCACGATAATGTGGAATAAACTATTTGACGATGCTTATGCTGCTGGTTGTGATTATTTTTATCAATGTGGTGATGATATTGAATTTAAAACGAAGGGTTGGGTAAATGAGAGTATTCGGGTGCTACAGGAGCACGATAATATAGGTATTACGGGTCCAAAAAATAATAACAACCGCATTCTAACCCAAGCGTTTGTTAGTAGAAAGCATATGGAAATTTTTGGTTGGTTTTTTCCAGCAGAAATAAAGAACTGGTGCTGTGATGATTGGTACAATATGGTTTATTATCCCAAATTTCTATTTCCACTTAATAACCATCTTGCCGAAAATAATGGCGGACAGCCCAGATATGATATTGATAATAACCCAAATTTTACAGGCGGTGGAAATAATATGCGATTTTCTATGAATACAAGAGCATTACGGGAACAAACACAGAAATTAGCGACAACTCATAAATTATTAATTGAGGCTCATATGAAAAAGTAAATAAATAAAGATTTAATCATTTAAAAATAAAATTATTAAATGATTATAATGTCGCTGCCCCCAAGCAGATTTGATTTAATGGCTATATACCTATACGTAAAATCAAAGGATAAAAATCTACAAACAAACTTTTTTAAAACACCTTTATCATAAGCATTTAATTACATTTAATGGTTGTATGGAAATGCCAGATACTACAATCGGAGAACAATCAATCGCCAAAACAAATATTACAGTATTCATGGATACTTTTAATAATTTGATTGAAAATATAAAACAGAATGGATACGATTTCTAAAAACACACCTGGTTTGGTTTTATTTTTGAAAAAAGTGTTGTAAATATATTCGTCTTGTTTCTACTGGGAATAATAAGTCATTGCATATAATACTTGAATAATACTTTTTAAAACTTAATATTATAAAATAATGTTATACCGAAAAAAAAAATTGATAGATATTATATATTTATCCTTATAGATATCAACCAATTATAATTCGTAAATTCGCAAATAAGATGCCTGTCGCCGATTCTTTCAATGAAGTTATTGCATGGGCAATCACTCCATATTACAACGGTCTAACATATCCAGTTAAGAAAACACCCGAATTAACAATTAGCAAACAGAGAGATGTGGCGCAAAAAAAAGAGAAAGAGTGGGGAAATCAAATCATCGGTCAGAAAAATAACGGTAACTGGACCACGCTGCTAGGTGAGAACATCGTTTATGAAACTCTGAAAATGCTCGGTGAGAACCCAAGAAAACCAGTAATCAAAAACGGATACGCACCCGACTGGGAAACAGACGAATTCATATATGAAGTTAAAACCAGAAATTGGACTACTTCAGGAACCGCAGGAGAGAAAGTGTTTGGTGTTATGTATAAATATAGTGATATTCCCGAATTGTATGGTAAGCCGTTGAAAGTGGTGTGTGTCGCATATCAAGAATATGAACTTACATATGGTAATACCAAGATATTTGGTGACGTTTCTGAATCTAAAAAAAAGTTCCTTGATTTGGCAAATTCGTTGGATATTGAGTATATCAAATTTACAGATTTGGTCGCCAAACTTAATTCTGTATCAGCACCTCTGTAGTTATTGACCCTGGATTTTTAGAATTTATCGCTCGCCTTGCTACTATATCTTCAATATTATAATTATTAAATTTTTCTAATACTAAATCAACCTTAGAATTACTCATTAAGAACTTTACTTTTTTTTCATTGAATGTCAATATTTCATTGAATAATTCAGTATGCATATTTAAACCAAAACCATCACTCACATAACCCACAAATGATTGTTTTGTTTCTGGTGCGTATGGAGGGTCTAAATATACAAAGTCTCCTTCTCCAACGCTATCAAGCGAATTTTTAAAGTCACTATGTATGAATTGAACATCTTTTATTAATTCGCTAACATTAAATAATTCTTCTCTTGTAATAATAGTTGGTGTTTTTTTGTAATGACCGTATGGAACATTATATCCGTTTGGTCCTTCTCTATACATTCCACGGAAACATGTTTTGTTTAAAAACATAAATATCGCTGAATATTCCACGCTATTCTTATCCTCCATCGTGTTGAAAATATTACGCACCCAATAATAATAACTTTCTTTTGATGTTTTTGCTTCATCTAAAGTTTTTGGTTTTCTATTAATTATTGTTCCTTCCAATGAATGATACATATTTATATATTTTGTAATATAATCAAATAGTTCTTGCGTATTGGTTTGTATATCTTTATATACATTAATCAATCCCTTATTAATATCGTAAGCATAAACTTTATTATTTATTTGAATTTTATCATCATTACGCAACGATAATATCATTAACAAAACACTTCCTCCCCCTAAAAATATTTCGTGGTAATTCTTCATTGTTGTTGGAATTTTGGTTTTTATAACATCCAATAATTGCGTCTTACCACCTACCCATTTGATAAACGGCTTTTGAATAGACATTATTTATTACTTGTGTTTTATATTTATATTTTTATCTTTATCTTTTCAATTTTAAAAATATAAATATAATAAAATTGAAATAATATAATAAAAAATATATAATAGTAAAGCAAGTAGTATATATATAATGGTTAAAAAAGAGATACATAAACTGGGTCAATATTTTACTACGAACAAAATGTTGCTTGACTATGTATTAGATTTGATACATAATAATCCAGATAAAATTTTAGAGCCATCTATGGGTAGAGGCGACATAATATCTCATATATTAAACCATAAGCAGGGTGTAAAATTTGATACATACGAAATAGATGAAACTATTAAATTTTTAGATATAATTGATAGAGATGAAATAAATTTTGGCGATTTTCTGAAAACACAAATCACCGACAAATACGATACAATTGTCGGGAATCCACCATTTGTAAAACGAAGCGGGGGAAATTTATACATAGACTTTATTGAAAAATGTTATCATTTATTAAATGATAATGGGGAACTGATATTTATTATACCGAGTGAGTTTTTAAAACTAACTTGTGCGACTACTATTATAAATTTGATGATTGATAATGGGACATTTACTCATATATTTCACCCCAATAATGAAAAATTATTTGATGAGGCATCTATAGATGTAATTGTTTTTAGATATTGTAAAAACATCAATCTTGAAAAAAAAATACTGTTTAACGGCATAGAGCGATATTTAATAAATACAAATGGTATTATCACATTTACTGACACACCAATGAATGATAAGACAACATTAAATACCCACTTGGACGTGTATGTGGGCATGGTTACGGGCAAAGAAGAGGTTTATAAAAATGAAAAATATGGTAATTTGAATATATTAAATGGTAAAGACAAGGTGGATAAATATATATTTATCGACCAATTTCCGACCGAAAATTTACAACTGAATGAATATATGACAAATAATAAGGATATATTAATCAGTCGTAAAATAAGAAAATTCAACGATGAAAATTGGTTTCAATGGGGAGCAGCGAGAAATTATATTTCAGTGAAAAAAAATATCGGCAAACAAGGTATTTATATATACACATTAACAAGGAATACAACGGTTGCTTTTGTAGATACTATTCAATATTTTGGTGGGAATTTAATATTATTAATTCCAAAAAAAGATGTAGATTTGAATGTATTAGTTAAATATTTAAACAGCGATGAGTTTAAAAAAAATTATATGTATGCTGGACGTTTTAAGATAGGTCATAAGCAGGTTTCTAATATACTGTTTAACTTTTCCAATCATCAGGTATGTTAGCCCAGAAAGCCTTTAATGACCTACCAATTCCACCAATTAACAATTCATATGCTTCATCATAACTTCTATTGGACGGTTCAGTTGCTTTTTCTTTTTTCCAATTAACCTGTAAAATATTGGCAGGATTAATATTAACAACCCAGTTGTTAATTTGTTTAGTTCCTCTAATCATAATTGATCCAGGATCATTTTTATCGACACACAAGAACCAATAATCCTTGGTGGGTATATCTTTTTTATATTTAATCAATAGTTCATTCATTTGAAGGAAATTCAATTGTTTGGGTATTTCATCATGTGCAAGACTCGTGAATGCATATACAAAACCACCCTTGCTAAAACAATTATCAGTAGAACCGATACTCGTTTTAATGTTTATTACGTGGATATCTATTTCATTATAATCCATTATAAGAATGTCACCGAACCCACGAGGATCCACGTTAATAATATATTTTTTAAAATCAGATGCCAATAGATTTTTTTTAATCGTGCCTTCGTCGATTAAACTTCCACAACGACCTTCGCCTTCAATTTTTTCACTTATCGCTATGTTTTTGGTTTTCAGATATGTTGCGATATTCTTTAAAATTAGCGGGGTATATTGTGTTTTGCTCATATTTGACTATTGTTCTAATGTATATATTATCTATAATAATCGGTGTATATTAATCAATTTTTTTTATTATAAATATTAAAAAATTGATATTATCTAATGCTTGCGTGTTTTGCCGCCTTTTTTATTTTTCTTACCGCCCGAGCGTGGGCCCGAGCGTGGGCCTGAGCGTGAGTGTGAGCGTGAGCGTGCCTTTCTACTTTTTTTACCAGCCTTCTGTTGTGCTTTACGCATTTTAGGCAGGCGGTTAAGTCTGGCATCCCTTATCGCATCCATAGTCTCTTCTATTACATTATCTTCATTATCAGCATATTCGGCTGCAGTAATGGGTGTTTGTTGTGCGTTATCCACCGCATCTCTATCAGCACCATTTTCAACTAACAATTTTGCCGCCTTTGCATTTCCTGATTTAGCTGACAAATGTAATGGTGTTTGTTCTCTATCATTTATACTATAAACAGCGGAGTCGCTACTATTTCTTATTAAATAGTCTAGAATTTTAATATCATCACCTATAATTTCTGCCGCATAATGCATTATACTGTTCCGGGTATCGTCTTCATAATCTAGATTAGCACCGTTATCAATTAATAGTTTTACCATTTCAAAATTATTAGCCTTAACAGCAATAAATATAGGTCTTTCTCCCTTAATATCTATCGCATCAATGTTCGCACCATTTTTAATTAACATTTTTGCAATATCAAGATTACCATTATCTGTGGATATGTGTAATAGTGTTTTCATATTACCTTTCATTCCTTCATCTTTAAGAAATTCCTCCATCTCTTCGCCGTATTTACCTAATACTTTCATTACTCTATCTGTACGATTTTCTTTTACTGCTTGCACTAATAAGTCGAAGATAAAACCTAAATTATTTTTCAAAATAAGACCATCCCTAACCTTTTTTATAATTATATTTTCCATGTCTTGTGGCAAACCTTTGACGTGGGATGCTAAATTTTTCGTGTTAGTGTTGGCTCTTCTTACTCTCCTTCCTTGTACACCCGCCAGTATGGTAGAAGCCGCCTTATCAGCGTTCATTCCACCTCGTTTTTTGAGATTTCTCCTTGTCTTCGCCATTTTATATATATTACAAATATTAAAATATTAAAATATATAAAGTGGTTTAAAAAGTTGGTTAATTTACATTTTATTGGGCTAATTTATAACTCACATTACTCTGTTGAATATCAGAGAACCCATCTCTCTGTTTTGTTATATGTGGTAGCGTACAGAAACAACTAAACCTTGACTGTATTTCATCTGCGTAATACACATCTATTTCTTTAGTGTAAGATTGAATATTATCCACTAAATATTTCATAGCGTTTTCAGTAATTAAATACGAACCTGTTGTATGGGTTTTTGCTGTTTTTACTATATTTTTACTTACTGTCTCTCTAACTCCGTTATGAGAACCACATAAATATAACATATCATACTCATTATTGATTTGAGATGTAAATTCAGCCAGCCTATCTAGATTATGTATAAATTGTGTATCGTCTTCCAGAATTAATACATTTTTGTATTTTCTCTCTAATGCTAATTTACAAACCCCAAGATGACTTTTTAAACACCCCAGGTTACCAATTTGATACATTAAGAATTTCTGCGTATTTCTAAATGATGTTTTTACGTGATTACAATAATTATCATTCCACTGAATAATATCTTGAATACTTGGTCGGTCGGCATTATAAAATTCGTAGTTTTGAATATTGTGTTTTTCCAGTTCCTTCATCATCTCTTCTTTTCTATCGGTTCTTTTCTCCAAATTAATAATAAAAATTTTATCGATATTCATTAATATTTAAATTGATATAAATATATTTAAGTATTAATATCTATATTATATTACTATGAGTAATACATGTATTATATGGTTAATCAATAAAATAGATAATATTTGTAAGGCAACTGGAGAGAACAGGCTTATTATGGCTCAAAATAGTGTTAAAAACATCACCACGCATCTGTCTTTGCCTGTTATTATCTTTCACGAAGATTTTACTGATGAAGTAAAGCAGGATTTTCTGGATATATATAAAAATATTACCTTCTGTAAAATTGATTTTCAAAATAATGATTTACCATATGATAAATCAATCGCAAAGTGTGGTAAAGGTTATATGATGATGTGTAGGTTTTTTTCGGGTGTTATGCAAAAAATGGATATTTTTAGAGGGTATGATTCGTATATTAGAATGGACGACGATTCTTTTCTAATAGAACCATTTATCGGTCAGGACAAATTTTTATTAGAAGCAAATAAAAATTATTATGCTTACAGGAGCACTTTTAAAGATAATCCCGAACGAATGAATAACCCAATTGGTCTATACAAATTCACCTATGATTTTTGTAAAACATATAAATTAGATATTGATGAATTGATTCCAGAATTAGAGACAATTGGCTTTCTGGATATAAGCAACGAAATATATACTGGTCTATGTCCTTATAACAACTTTCATTTTACAAAATTAGATTTATGGAGGAACTCAATTATAAAAGATTATACTGATACAATTACAAATATGAACGGCACACTATTATATAATTGGATGGACGCTAATATACATGGGATGATTGTATATGTCCTTTGCCCGCTATTATATATTCCTGCTACGGCAATTACGGATTTTGGATATAGACACAATCGGCACTTTTCAGTATTAAATTCTACCGAAAATCTTTATATTGGAAACGAGGACTTCTATCCAACCGTTATGTAATAATATTATTTATATTGATGATAATAAAAATAATATTCCTTAAAAGTGTGTTTTTTTTGATTTTTGTACTTTGTATTTTTTTTGAGAAATGGACATTTATAAATGTCCAATTTTAATATCTCATATAAAGTTTGTAAATAGGCTCAAATATGTCTATTTTTATGAAATGAAACCATTAAGCAGCAATACAATATATAATTATCAAATATTTCACAAGACCATAAATAATATTTTACAAAAAAACAATTTAGAAATAATATTATATGGATAATATAGAGTAATAAATGGATAATAAAGTAGTGGAAAAAGTGGAAAAAAAATATAATTGTGAGTGTTGCCTATATTTTACATCACGAAAAGAACATTATATTAAACATTTAGCAACGCAAAAACACAAAAACACCGAAATGATTAAAAATGATAATGGAATGATACAAATGGATAATAAAAAAGTGGAAAAGGTGGAAAAAGTCGTAAAAGTCGTTAATAAATTTAATTGTGAATGTGGTAAAGAATACAAATATATACAAGGACTTTATAAACACAAAAAAACCTGTAACTATGAAGAACCAGTATGTGTAGAAATCAAAAAAACTACAGATATATCGGGTGATATATTAGCTCAAATGGTAGAACAAAATAAGCACATGGTTCAACAACACAAGATGGAAATGATGGAACAGAAGATGGATATGATGAAAGAGAATGAAAAACAGAAAATGGAGATGATGAAAGAGAATGAAAAACAGAAGATGGAGATGATGAAAGAGAATGAGAAACAAAACAAGGAACAAATGGCACTATTAACAAATACAATTAAAGAAATGTCGGGCAATATGGGTAGTAATAATAATAGTAATAATACCAATAATCAATTCAATATTAATATGTTTTTAAACGAAGAATGTAAAGATGCTATTAATATGAGTGATTTTGTAAAATCTATACAAGTATCATTAGACCAACTTCAATACACGACCACTAATGGGTTAGAAAAAGGAATTACAAGAGTAATTATGGATAATATGAATAAATTAAGCAAATACGAGAGACCATTAC